TAGTTTTGTGGTTTAGGAGAAAGTGAAGTGCCGCAAGGAAAACCCTTTATATGTTGGTTGGATTATGATGGTCGTCGAAATGCCGTGCCATTGTGTGTCGGCGATGAGGTCGAATATAAACTAAACGGGAAATGGTTAAGGGGCAAAATCGGCTGTAAGCGTAAGGGCGGATGGTATGTGTTCCGCCATAAAAAACAAGAATATCTTGTGGCCAGTCGTATTTCTTTGCGGTCGGTTGCGGTTTAATCGAGGCTGAAAAATGAGTGAACATCCAATCCCATTTACAGGTGAATCAGTCAGGGCAATACTTGATGACCGAAAGACACAGACCAGAAGGATTATAAGGCCGCAGCCGCCAGAAGGCGTTTGTGATGTATTTTATTGGGATGAACCACGATTGCCCGAAAGAGTAAAGGCGGATATTGGTTGTTACTTTAATACCTCCGGGGGCTTATAAATAGATGAACGATAAAATCAAAGAACTACGGGCTGGGAAGGAAGTATAAAAGGAGTAGTAAAATGAGAGCGAAATGGATTGTGATTGTGATGATTATGATGATAGTCTTATTTGTTGCAGGATGCGTTGAAAGCACTAACCCTGCAACTGGAGCGAAGCTGTATCAGCTTGACCCGAACACGGCAGCGTTTTTGGACAAGGTAGCAGAAGGTGCTAATGTTGCTGAAATTGGCGGCAATGCTTTATCTGTATTTTGGCCTATCGCTGGCCTGATAGCTGGTATTGCCGGCGGATTAGTCGGTATGTGGCGAAGACTGAAACCGCAAATTACAAAAGCACAAGAAGAGGCGGATTTGTATTATAACACAGCGGCCGGTGTTGTTGCATCGATTGAAAAGTTTAAGGCCGAGTATCCAGAGGATTGGGAAAAATTGGAAGTAGAATTGACTAAACTTATAGGCGAAAGGGCGGAAGCGGTTATTCGAGCATTGAGAGGATTGCCGAAAAAGGTATAACAAAACACACAAGGCTATTGGGAAAAAGAAGAGCCGAACCTTGCCTTTTTGAAGTAAAAGAAGTATAATAAGGTTAATGATTAAGGCGGAAAAACAGGCAAGCAAGATAACTATAATCATTTAAAAATTGCTGCACGAAAACTATATTTGGAAAGGTAATTGAATTAAGAAAGGAGAACGAAGATGAAAAGGATATTGATTACAATCTGTTTATTGATTCTGATGGCTGGATGTGATACAAATTCAAGTAGAATGGTGCCAACAAGTTTTGAAGTAATAAATAAGCACCAATGCACCGTTAGTATAAATAAAATAACTGGGGGGAGGAAATCCAATCTACTTAATCCGTTTGAAACCCCACAAATACCAAATTCAGCATTTGTCGAGGCTTTAAGTAATGCATTAGCAAAATCAGGTGTTTTTCGGGCTGTCATAAAAGGTAACGGTGCAGATTATCTTCTTGATGTTACAATTCTAAGTTATAGTCAACCATTAATAGGATTTGGCTTTGATATAGATATGAAAACAAAATGGGAATTAACCGACGCAAAAACATTTTTATCTATTTGGTCAAATACCTTTGAGACAACCTACAACGGAAAACTATTCGAAGCCTTTATCGCAGTAGAAAGATTACAAAAAGCAAAAGAGGGTGCTGCACGAGTCAATATCAAGGAAGGTATCAGACAATTATCGTTATTAAATCTATAAGAACAAAATAGGTGGGAACCGCTCCTCAGTGTTTGATTGTTACAAGCTTTTGGAAAGGAGAGCATAGGAATAAGTAATTATGTCTAAACGGTTAGCACAGAAGAGGTTAGACAAGATGTTTAAGACTTATTGCGAAAAGCAATCTTCGCAGTATGTCAGCAAGAAGTGTGCAATCTCAAGAACTACAGTGGATAAATATAAAAGGCTTGAGGATTGGCGGGGCAGATTGGTAGGTATCCAACGGAAAGCACAAGCCAAACAGGATGATAATTTAGCTAACAGTTTGGCAGAGAACCTAAAAATTGTGCAATTCGCTAAGGACAAGATTGTCAAATTGATAAAAAGAGGGCAGATTACTAAAAAGCCTGCTGCTGACCTCGATAAGATGATACGATTGGAGCTATTATTGAGGGGTGAGGCGGATAGCAGGCCGGAGTTGGTGGATAATAGGCTAAAGGATATATCCACTGAAACGCTATTGATAATGCAGAGAAAATTGAAAGGAAGGTAATTCGTGATAAGTTTATACTTTGAAATGAGGTCGCAGGAGGAAGGCGTGTGCAGGAGTCTATATATGGCTATTTGTCTACGTATTTGGGGCTGTTATCCTGTTTATCGAGATTTTTTCTATCCTCAAAAACCCAGCTTATTAACACGGTTCGTAATCTGGTTGTTTTTTTATAGGCATAAATAATAAAGATGCCAACACTCCAACAAATAAACAGTGAGATTGACAGCAGGCGGCAAGAGGTAGAGATTGAGCTTGCCCGCAGAAGCCTGTTAAACTTCACCACTTTCACGTTTGAGGGCGATTATCAGGTAAACTGGCATCACAGGCTGGTTGCTGATGAGATAGATGCTTGGCTGGTTGCTGAGGAGCCATATAACCTTTTAATTCAAGAGCCACCGCGGCACGGGAAAAGCGAGCAATGCTCAAGACGCTTACCAGGGTATATCTTCGGTAGAAATCCAGATGCACAGGTTCTATTTGGAAGCTATTCGGCTGATTTGGCGGGGGCTATGAGTAGGGATGCTCAAAGGGTGATGTTGGGCAACCGCTATTCGCAGGTTTTTCCTCATACCAGATTGGCTACAAAGGGTAACAGGTATGATGAGACAGCTATTAGACAGGCGAACGAATTTACGATAGTTGGTAAGCGAGGCCGATTTAGGGCTTCTGGTGTTGGGGGTGGATTGACGGGACGTGGGGCGGATATAGGTATTATCGATGACCCATTTAAGAACAGGCAAGAGGCGGAGAGCGAAACGGTAAGAGATGGGGTTATCGAATGGTATAAATCCACTTTTCGGACGAGATTAGAAAAAGGTGGACGGATATTGATGCTGCTTACCCGTTGGCATTTACACGATTTGGCTGGCTGGTGTATCGACAAGATGAAAATCGACCCCGAAGCCGATAAGTGGAAAGTCATTAGTTTGCCTGCCTTGTTCGAGAAGGGTGAATTTACGCGCCCCTGTGACCACAGGCAGCCGAATGAGGCACTGTGGGTATCAAAATACCCTGAAAGCGCCTTACGCAAGATAAAGGCCACCATAGGCACGTATGACTTTAACGCTTTATATCAGCAGCAGCCGAGTCCGCCGGGCGGAGCGGTGTTTAAGAGAGAATGGGCGAAGGTTATAGATGCAGAGGATTTGCCGCCTAATGTCCAGTGGGTGAGGTATTGGGATTTAGCGGTTACAGCTAAAACAAGTGCCGATTATACAGCTTCGGTGCAGATGGGGCGGGACCAAAACAATAATGTCTATGTTAGGCGTATTGTGAGAGAGCAGATGGAGTGGCCGGTTGGCAAAAGGATGCTCAAAACTATTGCGATTAGTGAAAAATTGCCTGTTGGGATTGAAACCTGCGGAACGCAGAAGGGATTTTTTCAGGACTTAATGGCTGATTTGGAGATGGCGAGCATAGCTTTGTATGCGTTCAATGAAGATACAGATAAGCTTACAAGGGCGTTACCGTGGATTGCGAGGGCAGAAGCGGGGAAATTCTATCTTGTTCGAGGAAAAGGGATTGACAATTACATAGACGAATTGGTAGAATTTACAGGGCAGGGCGATAAGCACGATGACCAGGTAGATGCAACGAGTGGAGCTTATCGAATGCTGGCAGAGTATATTGAGCCAGAAGTTTATGTGATAGGGCAATATGGATGACAAAGGTAGTAATAAATACTGTATACGGCGGATTTGGTTTGTCTGAAAAAGCAAAGCAGTATTTAGTTATTGCTGGTGCAGATATAAATGTTTTTTTAGATAGTTTTAAGAATTTAGACGAGAAGTATCAGAAAACGACCCGCACCAATCCTTCTTTGATAAAATGCGTAGAAGAACTTGGAGATGAGGCAAATGATAAGAGCGCAAGTTTAAGAGTAGTAAAAATTCCAGATGGGGTAGATTGGTATATTGAAGAACATGCTGGTTTAGAATGGATTGCGGAGAGGCACAGAACTTGGTATAGGTAAAAAGAAAAGATAGAGAAATTGTGTTCGGGAAGGCAAACAGAATGAGAGTTAAAAATGTTTGCCGATTTTGGGTTTTGGTTGATATTTTGTTTAGGATGCTTGCTAAGTAGCATTATTCTTTGGTCCGTGTTTTTGCTAAAGCGCAGAGAGCAAAAGATTATTAAGCGGGCCATAGAAAACACGCTAAATGACCTTACTATAAAGGGGATGCTCAAAAGACAAGGGGAAGTCGGTTTAGTTATCCAGCACGTTTTCAATCCTGAAGTCGTAGATACATTTATTAAGAAATTCAACGAAGCCTTTACAGAGACCGCCCACTGTATAGAGCTTCATAATGGCGAAATAAGGCTTTGGTTTAAGATTGCCGATGTGAAAATGGCCGAAAAGATTAAGGATGAGTTGGAAGCGGCGGGATTTTATGTAGGAAACAATCGGGAAGATATTGGGTAAGCAGGTAAATGGATTTACCGGAAATTAAGCAGGGATGTATTAAGACGCTGTGGGTGTGCCGTGGACTCATAGCGTCTTTTTTTTATAGGGAGATAGAACAATGTTAGAAAGCGTATTTCCAGCTTGGACCGCAAAAAGAGAACAAGCTAAATATCTGGCCAGTGTTTACAAAAAAGCTGCTGGATTGATAGAGTCAACACCTGAATTTGCTCAAGATGAGGACGAGGGCGACTGGACGTTGCTTGCCGGCAATAAGGACAGTTATAGTGAAGCTGATTTAGATACGCTGAGAGAGCAAGCAAGAAAATTGTTCTACAAAGACCCCGGAGCAAGGGGATTGATTGGGTCAATGGTTGGTTTTATTTTGGGCCGGAATGCTTCTGTTGCGGCTACCGACGAAGATGTTCAGGCTTATTGGGACGCTTGGTGCAATGATAAGCAGAATAAGTTTGATAGACGGTCTAAAGAATTGGTGAGAAGGCTTCTGCGTGATGGCGAGTTCTTTCTGCGGCTTTTCAAGGCTAACGGACAAATCAACTATGAATACGGAGAAGAGGGTAAAAAACAATCTAAAACTGCCGATTACTTGGCAGTAAGGTTTATAGACCCCGAAGAAATCAAGGATAAGAGCAATACACACAGTTACGGCATAGAGACAGACCCTGATGATGTTGAGACAGTTCTCAAATATCACCGATGCTTTTTTAAGAATAATATCGAAGATACTGAAGAGATAGACGCTGAGGAAATCGTTCACGGCAAGATACTGTGCGATAGTAACGAAAAGAGGGGTAAAAGTTTCTTCATAGGTATAGCCAAATACTTGAAAAATTATCAGCTTTGGCTCGATGACAGAATAAGATTAAACCGGATTCGCAATTTCTTTCATCTGGTAATTAAACCTGAAGGAGCATTTTCAGCAGAAGCATTGAAAGCAAAGTTTAAGGATGAGAGCACAACGGCGGCGGGGAGAACACCAAATAAAAAAATGCCTAAACCAGGCAGTGCTATTGTAGCTAAAGGGGTGGACTATGAGTTTAAGAACCTCAATATCAACGCCACAGATACAAAAGATGATGGGCGAAATATCGAGAGGATGATTTGTAAGGGCACACAGCTTGTTGAGGGCGTGGTTACCGGTGATTACTCAAACCAGAATTACGCATCGGCATTAGTTGCCGAGAGTCCGATGGTTAAAGCAATTGAAGATTGGCAGGATGTAATTGGTGATTATATCAAAGAGATTTTCAAAAAGATTGTCAGATTTGGCAAAACGGCAGGAGCTATACCAGAGGCTGCAAGCGAAGAGTGTTCTGTAAACTTTGATTCAATGGTTCACAGAGACTTGGAAAAGGACACTACTGCATATCAGATACACAGACAGAATGGCTGGGCTTCCGATAAGACTATATCTGCAAAGTTGGGCTATGATTATGAAGATGAACAGGCACAGATTGACATAGAAGGCGAAAAGGAAAAGAATCGTGCTCAGGCAGATGAGCCGGAATATACGTAAAATGAAAGGGATTTTGAATATGGCAAAGCTAAGTGCAAAGGACAGGGAAAGGCTTGAGCAGTTGAGGGCAAGTGTGCTCGATGAAAAGGGCGACTACAGGGTAGATGCAGACTTTGATGAGTTGCAGGAACTGGCAAAATTAGAGGCAATGGCCGATGATAAATCTATTCCAAAGGTGGTAAAACCTGAATCTACTCAAAAAGAGACACACGTAGTCGGCCCGAAAAAGAAAGCGCCGAGGATTGTTAAGAAGTGGCTGGAGCGTGGCTTTGATTATTACGGCGTGGATAAGAACGGCACCTTTATTTTATACAATAAAGACGAAGAGTTGTTTTACCGGCTGAACAGAGACCCGAATTTTGTAGATGCTTTAGCAGAAGGGCTGCCTGCCGAATATCTGGAGGGCTTGAAATAATGGCTAATACAAGGAAAGATAATAAAAAACTTCAATTCAAAGAACTTGTAGCTGTGCCGAGAAAGGTAGCTAAGAGAATAACGGTGTTGGCTGAACAGATACGGTACGAAAAGAGAAGAAGATAAAAAATGAACAGTCAAGAAACAATCAGAAAAGCGGTTCTCAATAGTCGCAAGAATTGGCTGCATTATACGGTCAAGCAGGAAAGGGAGATATACGCACTGCTTTCGGGTGCTGCTGATAAAATCGAGAAGAGGCTTAATCAATATGCAGTAGAGGGGAAATTGCCACCAGGACGATTGATAAGTCTTTTAGGCGCAAATACAAAACCTAATCCTGATAGTATTCGAGGAATAATCAGGCAGTTAAGACCCGGACTGAACGGGCATATAAAAAAGGGTATGAGGCAAAGTGTTAGTTTTGGGATGCAGACTTATATATATTCGTTGCAGAATATGAAGCTGCCGAAAAATGCGAAGCTGGGTATTGGTTCAAGTTTTATCGGGGTGGATGGTAAGATAAGGACTTATGATGTCGGCAGAGAGCTATGGAAAGCCAGCGTGTGGGGCAGAATCAATTCGGATGCAATGGATTATCTTTTGCGTACTCAATATGGCAGAATAGCATTTTCACGAAAGGTGTGGGACATTACGTGGGATGCGGAGAAGCTAATCAGAAACAGGATAAATACTGGAGTGCTTTTGGGTGAAAGCGTCGATAAGGTCGCAAGGGATATAAAGCCATACTTGGCAGAACCGAATGCAAGGTTTCATCGGGTGAGAAAAGATGGTAAATTGGTATTGAGCAAACCGGCAAAGGCATATCACCCGGGCCGCGGTGTTTACAGGTCGGCATATCGAAACGCACGGAGATTAGCAAGAACAGAATACGCAAGGGCTTATCACGAAGGAATGGTCAGATACGTCAAAAAGAAAACGTGGCTCAAAGGTTTTATCAGTAGAGTTGGTAGTGATAATCCGGCTCCTTATGATGAGTATGTGGACGGTAAGTTTTTCCCAAAGAACAATCCGCCTATGATTCCATACCACCCGAATTGTGTTTTAGGTAAGACGATTGTTCAAGCAGGTGGTAATATAACTGGGGCAATAAGCCGTTGGTATGAAGGTCAAATGATTACCTTTAGCACGGCCACTGGCCAACAACTTACCTGCACGCCCAACCACCCTATATTCTCTAATGGACAATTTATTGCTGCGAATAAACTCAATGAAAGCAACAGCGTTGTCTGCGTCAATGCTGCCAATGTGCCCATTGTCAACAGATATAATATACAAAAACCAGCCAGAATTCAGAATATAGTTAGTGCGTTGCATAAAACGAGCTCCATGTCTTCCCGCCCAGTGAAAATTTCCACCGAAGACTTCCACGGCGATGGGATAGGTAGCAAGGTCGCAATTGTAAGCTCCAATAGCTTTTTGAGGAATAGTTTGCACGCCTCTATTTGCGAGCAATTTTCGCAGTTGTATTTCCGCTTCAGAGATAATGCCCGATTTATAAGGTTGTTTCTCGATTGTTTGGGCGTGCCTGCATTTAGTTTCCCAGGAGACTTTCATCCCTCTGCGAACTTTATTGGCTCTTTTAGTCATTCGCCTTCTCTCTTCGATAGAATAATTACCAGAGCGAAGGAAATTGGCCTGTCTTTGCCTTCTGATTTCGGTTCCAGTTTCAACCAATCTTCGTCTGATGGTGCCACGATTAACACCAAATCTCTTAGCAAGTCGTTGTTCGGAAAATCCCGATTTGTACAAAGCGATGATTTCACTGATAGGCAAGTCGAATCTATTCCAGCTACTTCTTTTGGGTTCCTTGATAGAATTGTCCATATTGAATCCTTTCACTTTAGTGGCTATGTTTATAATTTGGAAACTACTCAATCTTACTACTTCGCAAATGGAATTGCAACACATAATTGTATGTGTTATGCTGAACCTGTGTTTACAGAAGTGCCGAATGAAGAGCTTGATTTTGCACCAACGCAAGCGGAGTTTGTTAAAACTCATAAAATAGTGGCATAAAAAAGAAAAAATTTAGGCTTATAACTCTATGGCAGAGCAGCAATTAGAAGATAACCAAAAAAAAGACTTGACAAATACAAGTGATTTGTTGGATACTTTCAGTAAGCAGATAAGGCAAATGGCCTTTGAGCTTCAGTTTGGTGATTTGACAGTAAGGTTTAAGGTGCGAAATGGCTCGGTGAAAGAAGCTCACAGAATTTCGGATGCGATTAAACTGAGACCATTCTAAAAAGTAAATACCGTTAGCCAAATTAGTTGACCAACAAAAAGGCGACTGATTGAGATGCAGTAAAAATACTGTGTTTTAGTCAGCCGCCTTTTTTTATTGCGCTAAAGGATTTGGATATGCCAATGCCAAAACCAGCGAAAGACGAGAAGCAAAGCGAATTTGTAAGTCGCTGTATAGCCTTTGAAACTAAAGCTGCTCCGGATAGACCAGATGAGCAGATACAGGCGATGTGCTATCAGACTTGGCGAGACAGGAATAAGGAAAAATGAAAAAGTTAAGAGAAATCAAAAACCAATTTGACGGGGCGTTTAGCGAAATATCCATAGATACAGAAAAGAGGATAATCAAAAACGCTGCTTTGGTGGGGCAGGTAAGTCGAAACGGCAGACGATATACAGTTGAGGCATTAAGGGGCGGGATAAGCAAGTATGAGGGGGCAAAGGTTTATATCGACCATCCAAACGAAAGTGACGAGAAAAGAGGCTGGCGAAGCACAAGGGACCTGGCCGGCAAGATTGAGAACGCACGTTTTGACGGCCAGAAAGTAAGGGGTGATATTCGGCTAATCAATACCGAAGGAGGCAAGTTGGCTTTTGAGATAGCGACTAACGTGCCGGACATAGCAGGAATGTCCCATAACGCTTTCGGCAAGTTTCACAAAGAAGATGGCGTGGAAGTCGTCGAGTCAATAGATAGGGTTGTGAGTGTTGATGTGGTTACTGAACCGGCAACGAATAACGGATTTTATGAGTCAGAATTAAACGACGATAAAGGAGACAAAGATATGTTGGAGTACAAAGATGTCACGATGGTTGGTCTTAAAGAGGCCAGAAAAGACCTTGTTGAAACTCTGATGAACGAAGGGAAAGAGTCAAGGGACGACGAGTTTGAGAAGGTCATCAAGGAAAACGAGAGCCTGAAAAAGGAAAAGGACGAACTACAAAAGAAGCTCGACGAGATGGAAGTCAAAGAGGCCCTCGCAACGAAAGAGGTAGCGATTGACAAAATGCTCGAAGAGAGCAAATTGCCGGAAGAGGCAAAGACCGAGGTTTTCAAGACAACGCTGATGGCGATTTCGGTCAAGGAAAACGAGAAGCTCGAAGATAAGGTCAAAGAGCAAATCGAGGACAGGCTCAATGCCATAGCCGGTAAGACGGGCGTTAAAAACAATACAGAGCGCACGCACAAAGAAGACGGGGATGCAACGCCTGAGTCCATCGCAAAAGACTTGAAGGGTTCAAGTTTAGAGTAAAGTAAAAACGCCAACCGAGTAAGGTTTTGACGTAAAACTATAAACACTAACTGAATAAATAGGAGTTTGAAAAATGTCCAATGTTAATAGATACCGTAGGGGGCCGAGGCAGTTGGTAGAAATACCTGTCGCCTCTGCTACGGTTATAGAAAAGGGCGATATCGTGCTTGTGGTTTCCGGTTTAGCAACTACACCGAGTCTGGTATATGTTGAAGATACATACGCCGGCAATGAGGCAACGTTGCAGGCTGCTGCCGCATTACTTGTGGCTGGTATTGCAGAGACCCCATCGGCTGCCGGCGATACCGATGATGTTCTTGTCGATGTCAGTTTGGAGGCAATCTATGAATTGCAACAGGCATCGGCGGCCGCTATTTCGTTCGGTGATTTGCTTGAGGTAGGTTGCAGTTCGTGGGCAGGCGATTCTTGGTATGGCAAAGATGATGTGGTTGACCCGATGGGCGATACCTATACGAGTCCGATTGCCGTATGTGTCAAGGCACATACTGCTGCCGAAGGTGCAGGCACGCTTTGTAAGCTGCTGCCAAGCAAGTTAATGAACAGCATTGCCGGACAGAGTTAATGAGTAATCATTGAGTTGACTAAATACCAAAGAAAGGGTTTAGAAAAAAAGGAGTTCAAAGATGAGTTTTGAGAATAAAGTAGGAAAGCTGAAAGAAGTCATTAGCAACAGTGGCGGCTTCGACAAGTTTATGGCGACAATGCTTCCGAAGCTGATAGATGCGAAGAAAGACGAGAAGCCTCTGATGAAGCCGGAAGATTTTAGTTTGAAGGAACTTTACGAGGCAGTAAACACCTCACAATTTCCGATTATCACCGGTGAGCTTTTGAGCAAAAAGGTTATGCAAGGGTTCAATGAATATCCTGGTATAGCCGACCAGTTGGTGACCAAGTTCACTTCCAAACTGAAAACCGATACGATTCCTGGAGCGTTTCTCAAGGGGGACCTTGAGGACATTCCGGAAGGCGGCGGGTATCCGCACAGTGGTGATATAGAGGAGTTCTATGTGACTATTGGCGGGGCGAAGAGAGGCGAAATCCTCGATATCACCGATGAGGCTATCCGATTCGACCAGACAGGGCTGATTATGCTCAAGGCGAGTAAGTTCGGTCAGAGGGCAGCCAAAGACCGCGAAAAGAGCGTAATTTACACGATTATGGATGCCACGGTAGACGGCAAGAATTATTACGCTTATTATCCGGCTGGGACCAGGACAGCTCTGTTTAGGTCAAGTAACGGCACAAGCTCCGGTGTTGGCGGTGGCGTGCTGTATGCGAATCAAATAACCAATGTGCTTGCCGAGTACACTGATTTAGATGCCGCCGAAGCCTTGTTTACTCTTATTATGGACGAGAACGCCGACCCAATTGATGTGATGAGCAGCAATATGATACTGCTTACATCAAGGTCATTGAAAGGCACAGCTTCGCGTCTCACGAGAAACCAAGTGCTTCCGGCTATTAGTGGCACAAGCATAGGTATGCGTGAGGACAATCCATACTATCAATTAAAGACACTGTTCAGTCCGTGGATTGACAAAGGCAATAGTGGTTTGTTCTGGTATTACGGAGATTTCAAGAGGCAGTATCTTGAAAAGGTGGTTATTCCGCTACAAATTCTTACTCGTAAAGACGACAAGAATGAAGCAGCTTGGGAAAGAGATGTCATCGCCCAGTATAAGGTGAGACGGTTCAGCAAGGTCGGATCGATTGACCACAGATACGTAGTTGAGTCAACTGGTGCTGGTTAATAAAGGCTGATTCTTCCTTTCAATTTTCGATGGGGCGGGCGGGTTAGCTCGCTCGCCCCTGTGTTTTTTTAGAGAGAGCCGAGAGATGGCAATGACATTATCTGAGGTGGATACCAAGATAGAAGCACTTCTGGAAAGTCCACAAGTCGATTATATGATTGGGGACAAAAAAGTATCTGCAGGCCAAAAGTTAGACCAGTTACTGAAATATAGAGAACATTTGCTTAAACATCCCACAGACACAGATTTATTAACAATGACTTTCAATACTAATGTTAATGAATTTGGTGAAGAACAGGGAGAATACGAGGATTAAAGGAAAGACAATACGATGACATTAAGCGACGGTGATAAGGCAGAGTGCAAGGAAATAGCAAGAGCGATAATCAAAGAAGTCTTAATAGAGCATATAGCTTCCTGTCCACACGGTAGAACAATCCTTGCCAGTAAAATGCTTTTGGTTGGTATGTGCATTGGAAGCGGTTTGGCAAGCGGCGGGACTGTATATGCTTTAGTGCAGTTTATCTCTGGGAATTAAAAATGAGCTGGGTATTTCCAACTGGCGATAATGGTGCTCAGAAAAAGGTTTTATAGCGAGTGTTTAATGTTAATTGAACCAGCAGAACGAGTTCGCAGAACAGCAACATTTGTTATAGCTGCTTCAGACTCCCAAAATAAAAGGGATGCCGATTATCATTGTGACGGAACAGCCGATGATGTTCAAGTGCAAGCAGCGATAGATGCCTTGCCAACTTTGGGGGGTAAAATTGTTTTGCTTGAAGGCAATTATGTATTCACTGCGACTATATCCAGAGCGATTGACGACATTACCATTGAGGGTTGTGGCAAGAATACTTCCATCACCTACGATGACAGCACAAGTCTCTTTGACGTAGGCAGACGGGCTGGCTGGTCTTTCCGTGATTTAGCAACCGATGGGGGCGGTATCAATCTTGGCTTCGACGAACAGGCAGATGTTTTTAACTGCTGGAGAGCAGGGGAGAAAATAGAAAACCGAGCCGTTGGCGGTGTTGAACACGTTGCTACACTTGCCTCGGATGGTAATGATGGCACGCACGATGTGGCTGTACAGGGTGATTATGCTTATGCCGCCTGTTATCAGACAGATGCTTTTTATGTCATTGACATATCCGACCCTGAAAGTCCATCTATAACCGCAACACTTACCGACGGCAGCGGTAGATTAGATGGCGCTCACGATGTGATTGTTGATGGAGATTATGCCTATGTAACGGTGATAAATAGAAATTCCATTGTCTCAATCGATATATCCGACCCTGAAAATCCATCTATTGCCGATGAATTGATAGATGCAACGAAACTTGCAGCTGTTCACGCCCTCGCAAAGCAGGGTGATTATATTTACGCAGGCGGTTTGGGAGGTAATTATTTTTGCGTTATCGATGCCGGCGACCCGACGGATATGTCGGTGGTTGGTAGCGTATCAGATGCAACTAACCTTCATTATCCCCGAGGTGTTTATCCCAGAGGCGACTACGTTTATGTAATTACTAAGGGCGGAGGCTACCTGACGGTAATAGATGTGTCAACAAAAGACAGTCCTGCGATTACAGGCACACCGCTTCAGATAGTAACAAGTCCGACGAACAATGACTGTGCCAACTTGCGTGTCCGAGGCAATTATGCGTATTGCACTGCGCAGGCACACAACGAGCTTGTAGTGGTTGATATTTCAAATCCTTCGTCAATGTCGGTTGTTAAACGGGTCGCTATCAATGAAGCTAACTATGTAACACTTGCGGGCAATTATGCTTTTGTTAGCGGCACAGGTGCAGTATCTGCGGCTAATGACAGAAAAGTCCACGTGGTTGATATATCTGACCCCGCAACAGCCTCTATAATTTTTGTCTGTTATCATCCTGATTTTCAATTTGCGAGCGGGATTGCTATTGCAGGCGATTACTTATTAGGTTCGCCGAGGGATAGAGTTGATGTGGCGCTGGTTGTTTTTAAGATACCTCGACATCCAATAGTAGACCAAAGGCGATTCACGAAAGTTGAATCACGGGCTTTGGATGCGGCAAGCGGCGATGTTACATATTCGGGATATGGTTTTAGACCTACAATTATACTTATTGATGCAATGTGGTTTGGCGCTCACGACATTTATTCCAGAGGGGTAGCTGAATACAACGACAGTGAGGAGCGTAGCAAGTGCATATATACTTCGTCAGACAGAAAAGGGTGGGCTGATTGGTGGAATGCCATCGTACTTCGTGAAGCCAGCGACAAAACACAGGTTGCTATAATCAAAGAATTTACAAATGATGGTTTTGTTCTAACGTGGACAAAGACCGGCACGCCGACATCAGCCGACGCCCATATATTTGTTACGGCTATCAAAGAGAAATAAAAATGGCAGCTGATACTTATATTGAAAATGTAATTCAGTACAATCACTCCAATGATACAGATACTCTCTATGGTATTGTTCGTAATATAGCCAAAGAGATTCGAGATGTAGCTAATGGTAACTTTGAAGCTCATCCTGCAAGTGGTAGTTTGGATGATTATGATATAAGTGCAGGTGTTGCCTCCGGTGGTTTATGGTCAGGCAGTTTTCCAGAGATTACAAATGGTTTTTATATTTATCAAATACGTTTGAGGGCAGGAGCAACTCCGGATTTTGCTGATATAGTTTTAGGTGCGGTAAAAGGATATTGGAATGGTGCGGTATTCGCAGAGTTCAATGTAGATGCCGCTGGTCGTATCGACCTTGGTAAATGGCTTGGTGTCGCACCACTGGCCTTGACAAGTCAATACGTGCAGACCGATGCGAAGAAAATTAATGGTAATACGCCGATGACTTTAGCCCAAATAAATGCAGAAGTGGATACTGCAATTTCAGAGGCTTCTCTTGCGCCAGCAAGCGAATACGATACTGAGATGGCGAGAATCACTGCTGATGTAGGGACTGAGGCCAAACAGGATACAATTGCCGCTTATCTTGATACTGAAATTGCTGCCATACTTGCTGCTGTTGATACAGAAGTAGCATTTATTAAAAATGTAATGGAAGGTGATGTTTCAATAGATATAACAACTACTCCGTGGCAAGCGGTGGTCAAGATAAAGAGCACTGACACAGAGCTTATCCGCAAAGACCTTAAAGACAAGGACGGGAATAATATCACAAGCGTAAATGCAATGATAGGTCAATACAAAGAGCCTTAATAATGTTTGGATTGTTGCCACAATTAGGAGTTGGTTTTGGTACTGCGGTGCTGGCTGATAGTCCATCTGCCGAGACTTATATGGAAAGTGATACGGCTGATATTCTCGACGAATGGGGTGAGACGCTAACTGTTTTGCGTGATGTTGAGACGTATAGTTCGGGAGTGGCAACGCATAGTTGGACGGTTCAGGGGACAATTTCCGGCGAATGGCAGCCGGTTTCCGGCAAAACAATTATGCTTGAGGCAAGTATGGAGACCAAGAGCGAGGCGGTGGTTTATTGCTCGATTGGTGTAGATGTTGAGGAAAATGACAAATTACAACGGACGGATGGGACGTTTATGTTCGTAAATTATATTAGAAAGCACGAAGACCATTGGGCCGTTTATTTGAAAAGAAATAAGTAATATGCGTTCTGTAGGTGGGACACAAGAGATTATCAACAACTTAATGATGCATCGCAGCAAACTTCTGCGCAGGGTGGGAGAGGCTGTTGAGAAAAGTGCTGTGGATGTGGCTAATGGTGCAAAGGCAGACCACCAGCGAGGACAGGGGCACGGGATGGGTAGGTATGAGAACCAGGCAACTACCTTGACCAGAAGCATAACGCCAAAGTTGACGAAGGTTAATTTTGACGAGGCCGAGGCGATTATATTTACGAATGTGGAATATGCTGCACGCGTTGAGGCGATATATCCATATCTGTGGCCTGCTATGGTAGCGAATCAGGAGAAATTCAAGAGACGGGTAAAAGAGGCTGGATATAAGTAAATGGCTACGCTCAAGAGTGCAATTTATGATATTTTAGCGGCCGATGCACAATTAACGGATGGCAGTAATTTAGGTGATTATTTAGGTTTAACTTCTGCTGCTCCGTATGGTGTATATTTTCGCAATCCGCCGGCGGATATTGATTTTGAGAGTTATTCGATAATCACGTTTTTTGTTAATTCGATGGCCGGTAGATTTCCGAGGGATATTTACTTTAACATAACGGCGTGGGGCAATAATTTCGAGGCGATTCTCAATAGATGTTATGAGTTATTGCACAATGCGAATCTTGCGGATTTGGACGATTATAAAAAACTGATGATTAAGTGGGATAATTCGGGTCCGGAGTTATATTCGGATGAGTTAAGGATATACTTTCAGCAACAGCGATATTTGATTAAAGGGATAAAGTCGTGAAAGTGGTCTCATACTACAAATACTTAACTGATATTGCGAATGTTGGCAGGACGGGTGCCGGCGGCGGCAATTACTGGCAGGACGTGATAGGGATACTGCTGCAAAAAATGTTAGGCGACGCAATTCTGGTGGGCAGGCCGCACGGCAGAGATAGCCGTGATATTGCAACTTATCCAGTACTCGATGATTCCTGCGATATTGCTTATTGCCAGGTCTTTGATATTCCGTGGCCGAGACCTTCTGCGAGTTTTGTTTATTCTATTATTAGTGATTATATCAGACTTGAACCGGAACTTGAGGATTGGCTACAACGGGCAAGTCCGGATGTATTGTTTTCTACACAGTATTATAAACAAGACCTGATTGATTTGTGCAATAAGTATGGCTGCAAATGTATATTTCTGCCCTGGTTTAATGTGGAGAAAAAATCATACATAGCAGATAAATCCATAACGGCTATGTCAACGGGTGCCGTAGGGGGAAATTATCCATTAAGAACAAATATATGCCGATATTTGAGGAGTCTTAATCGTTCAGATATTTTGGTCAAAACTACCAATACGCAATTGAAGTATGCTTTATCCAACGAAGAATATGAACGCAGTTTAAGCCATACGAAATACTATATCAGCGGCGGGATATATGATTTCCAGATACCGCCGAAATACTTTGAGGTCTGCAATTACGGGGCGTGTTTGGTAAGTTTTGATATGCCGATGATGAGGAAATGCGGTTTTGTCGATGGGGAAACATATATCAAATTGAACAAACTTGAGGATATCGAAGAGATAATCGCAAGTGATAGATGGAAAGAGATTGCACCTGCAGGGCAAAAAATGGTGCAGGAGCGACATATGATAGAGATGAGAGTTAAGCAGATATTGGAGGTTTACGACGAGTGTCTGAAAACACCTTAAAACTGGAAGTGTTGAAACAGTTTGCTGATAATAAGATTTTTGTAGAAACCGGCACACATCAGGGGAAGGGCGTAGAGGTGGCGTTAGCAGCTGGTTTTGAAAAAATCATTAGCATCGAAAGCGACCCGGATTATTTTCACAGGGCAGTAGAGAAATTCAAAATAAATACTAATGTTATCCTTGTTTTAGGTGATGGCGGCATCGTTTTGCCACAGATTTTAGAGGAGATAAATCAACAGGTCACATTTTGGCTTGATGCTCATTATTCGGTAGGAGAGTCATTCCATAAAGATATTAGTTCCTGTCCCATACTTGATGAATTATCTGCTGTTGCAGAACACGATATAAAGACGCATACGATATTGATTGACGATATGAGATATTTTCGTTTGGGCATCAATCAATGGAACAACATAAAACTTGCTGATATTTTAGTTGCTTTGAAGAAAATCAATGAAAAATATGTGATAAGTTACGAAAAGGGTTCTTGCGAGAAAGATATCTTAGTGGCGAAAGTGCGAAAATGATTTATTTGTATGATGATAAAAATGGTTGGGGCAAAACAATATCAAGCTACTTGAAGGGTAGAGGTTGTAAGCTGTTTCATCGAGCAGAAGAAATTGTTGAGGCAGGTTATGTATTTATGCACGCAAGCCATTTGCCTTTAGAGGAGCGGGAAAAGGATAAAAAAATAATGGCTGAATTGGATAAGCGGAAAGGGTTGAAACTTATACCGTCAGCCAGAGAGGTTGTGCTCTACGATAATAAAGTTGCTCAATATCAGGAGTTTGGTAATTGGATGCCGGAAACATTATTAGCTGAAGATGAGCAGACAGCCTTATCGTTTGTTGACAGACTTGGTTTTCCATTTGTTTCAAAGTCAAAACAGGGTGCAGGGGCTTCTAATGCAAGACTTATAGAAAATCGAGAACAAGCGGAGAAAGAGGTAAAAGCCGTTTTTTCGGATACAGGACTGGATTGTTATGCCAACGGTGTTCAGAAAGATTATGAACTTTGGCAAAAATGGATACCAGGACTGGAGATAAACTGGCGAATAGTAGTCTTGGCGCATAAGTATTTTATTATCACGAAACGATGGAATGAAGAGAACAGCAGATTTGTCAATGATAATGGTAAGATTAAGACGCTCTCGCATATTGCTGTTGAGGTGAAGGAAATAGTCGACCTTGCCGGAGAATTTGCAGAGGCAAATCGGTTTAAGTGGGTTGCAGTGGATATTATCAAAGAGCCGAAAACCGGAAGGTTATATGTATTAGAGACAAGTGCTGGTTGGCCTATGTGGTGGTTTGGTAATGGTATGATTTTTGATAAGGGACTGGAGCCGGTGGAATATGCGAGAGATGTGTTATGCCTTGCTGGTGATATGATATTGAAGGGAGATTTTGATTGAAAACAATACTCTGGATTTATGATTTGAAGGGCTGGGCTTACTGGAATCGTGCTCATAAGCTGGCGGAACAGATGCCGCAATATGAGCATAAGTATATAGGAATGAGAGAGCGTTATAGTAAGTTGCAGACTGCAATGAACGAAGTTGATTTGATTGTCTGTATGTATCACGGATTGGCCCCACTAATAGCAAAATGGTCTGACAAAACAGTGATGCAAATTAGCGGGACAAGAGGACTATGATTAACGTTTTAAGTATAGAAAATGCTTTAGGATGGAGTTGGGGAATAGTGTTTAGGTACTTGAGAAGGTTGCTTGGCAAAAAGTATAAAATCGCAAGAATATGCAGAAAAATCAGTAAGGATATAAACATAAAATTGTTGGAGTTATACCCTTTGATATTGGCTCAAAATGTCGATAATATAACTCTGATAAAGGAACATAGAAACAAAGTTGTTTTAAGGATTGGTGGAATGGTTATAAATGAATTGAACAAAGGTAGTCGGTATGACAAAGAACTCGCTTGTGTCGGGGCGGTAATTGCGACTAATAAACAGTTATATGATGTGGCGGAATGGGTCAATCCTAATTCTCATCTAATCCCGAATGGGATTGATTTAGAGATGTTCATACCAGCAAAGAACAGACCGGACAGGATGTTTACGGTCGGGTTTGCAGGCAATATATGGGGGTTGGGCGGTGATTATAAGGGCTGGCAGTTTTATGTCGGGGCCACTTTGAGTTTGTGGGGTCAAGTCAAAAAGATTGAGTGCTTGCATAACGGACCGAAAGGTCAGAAGCAAATTAAACACGAGGATATGGCCGAGCAATTTTATCACAAAATCGACTGTTTGATACTTCCGAGTAAGGGAGAAGGTTGCAGTAATGTTGTTGGTGAGGCTTTGGCGTGCGGAGTGCCTGTGCTTTTAACGAAGGTCGGTTATCACGGTGAGATGCTAAGGGACGGCGAAGAGTGCTTGTTCATTAAGAGAAACGTGCAGGATATTTATGACAAGGTGCTTTCGCTGAAAAACAACCCTGAACTGTGGCAAAAACTATCCGTGAACGGCAGAAAATTCGTTGAGAAGCATCAGGATATAAAAGTAATTGCAAAAAAATATGATGAGGTTTTTCAAAGCGTATTGAATAAAAATTAACAATTGACCAAAAGGATAAAGGCATAGGCGGGTTAGCTACCCGCTAAGATGCTCATACCATCGAGCCTGTATGAGAGGCACGTTTGGGTAAAACCAGATGTGCCTCTTTTCTTTTGGTCACAAACAGTAAAGGAGTATTGAAGATGTCAGATGTAAACAAGGTAGCGTTGGGTAATGGCACGTTGTATATTGACGGTGTGGATGTCGGATACCTGAAGGGTAATGTGGAGTTTACCTATGGGCGTGACATCGTGGGTTTTAAGCCTTCCAATGAAACTGGTATTGTCAAAAACTTTGTGACCGGCGAGCACGCTTCCTTAAAAGCGTCCATTGCAGAATTGAAGGCTGCAAATCTGCGGCTTGCAATGGGTATCAATGAGGCCGTGGGTTCAAGTCAGAGCTTTCCTGATTACGAAGGTGGTCACGGTGGAGCATCTTACACGCCGGGCGATAGTGCAAGTTTTGATGTGCTTTCGCTTGGTGGTAAGAAAACGGTGGACGAGGTATCGGTACGATTTCAGCACGAACGTCCTGACGGCAAAGATGTTATAGTTGTGCTTTACAAGTGTGTGGCTAATCCGGAAATCACAATTCCTTTCGATGAAGAAAATGTGATTTTGCACGACATCATATTTGATGCTTTAGTTGACAGCGACAGGACGGCTGGGGACCAGATAGGCTTTATCGCCGACCAGGTGCAAGGTAGCTGATTGAGCTATGGCGGATACTGACAATGTAGTGCTGGGTTCGGGTGATTTGTATCTGAATGGTGTAAACGTTGGATACTTGGCGGGCGAGGTGCAACTAAATTATCAGCGTAAGGCGTTGACGTTTAGTCCGTCCGGTTCGTCAAGTACGAACCTTATCAGTATAAGCGTGGCTACGTTGAGAGCGTCTTTTGCAGAGTTTAGCTGTGAAAACTTGAGGCTTGCTTTAGGGATAGGCGGTTCAATCGACAGCAGTGCTGGTTCGTTGAGCTATGACCCATCGAATTATTCGTTTCCTACGAATTCGACGAGTTGGGAGGGCTTGACGATTGGCAGAGAGTCTTTGAGCAACAGCACGATTGCTTTGCGGTTTGAGCATACGAAGTTGGACGGTAAAAAGATTGTGCTTATTTTATATACGGCCGTGGCTTTGAGCGATTTAAGGCTACCGTTTTCCGGCGATAAAATAACGATATATGATGTTGGATTTATGGGTGTGCCAAATGAAGATAGACCGGCCGGGGACCAGGTAGGAATTATTTTTGAAGAGGTTTAAGAATGGCAGAAAGAAAGGTAAATACTGCAAGAGATTATCGCATCAAAAAGGTAGATTTGGGCGGTGGTTTCGTTATTGGGATGAAGTGCAGGATTGTCGGCTTGCAATATCTGGAAGATGTATATGATAAGCCGATAGCGGAGATAAACTTTGGCTCCGGCAGAGTGAAAGACCTTGTGCGCTTGTTTACAGCATTGGCTTTGAGCACCTATCCCGATATGCCGGTCGATGATATTAAGAAGAAAATCGGTCAATTGGATATTGGTCAATTAGACAAAGTTATTAGCGAGTCGCCTGACATATTCGGGGTGCAGGTAAAAAACTCGAAAAAGCCGTCCAAAGAACAACAGGTAAAGGGCAATCTGACGGAGAGCTAACCGATTGGGCGGCGATTTACTTTGAGCTATCAAAGGAATTTGGATGGACATCAGATGTGATAGAAAGACTTACGTTGCAGCAGTTGGTGCATTATTTAGACAAGCTGCACGAATACAGAGAAAATATAAAACCTGCTGATTTGGAATTGGAGCAGATTAGACGGGCATTATTTACATTTTTCAGCATAAACGAAAAAGATGATAAAAAGATTGATGAGCAAATAGAAAAAAGCGGGTTTCCCAAAATGAGAGTATCTCAAAAAGCAATGGAAGCGTGGGAGCAGGCAGGGATGCCGAACCCGCAAAAATTCTTTGCGCAATACAGAGGTAAACATAATGGCTAATCTTGGTGAACTTACGGTTTATCTGCGGGCGGATATGAGGGACTTCTCTACGAAGCTCCAGAAGGCCACTAAGAACCTTAAAAAGTTTACAATCAAGACAAAGGGATTGCTGCGTGCAAACGCTGCTGCTTTTAAGAGTCTTGGCAGGGCAGTTCAGAGAATAGGCAGCACTATCGGCAAATGGGTTAAGCGTATGAGTATAGCTCTTGTAGCGGCTATATCCTTATCGATTAAAGCATTCGCTGATTTTGAGGAGCAAATAGCTAACGTTAGCACGATGCTCGATGACAGTACGATGAGATATATGCCTAAATATGCAAAGCAATTAAAGAATATGGCGGTCAAGTTTGGAGAAAGCACAAAGACATTATCGAAGGGGTTGTATGATATTTTATCCGCAAGTATAGCACCTGCCAAAGCGCTAGATGTTTTGGCTGTTTCAACAATAGCAGCTAAAGCTGGTATGACCAATACGGGGATTGCTGCTGATGCGATAACTACTATATTGAATTCCTACGGCTATGCTGCTGAAGATGCGGGCAAAATATCTGATATATTTTTTGCGATAGTAAAGCGTGGAAAAACTACTTTTGCCCAATTAGCACCTGCCATCGGCAAGGTTGCATCAACGGCTGCCATTGCTAATGTTAGTTTTGAAGAACTTGGAGCAGCTATAGCTACAATGACACGGGCAGGTCTGCAAACAGACGTTACTATGACATCCATACGTGGCATAATGCTTGCCTTTCTGAAACCAAGCAAGGAAGCCATAGAGATGGCAAAACAGTTTGGTTTTGAACTCAATACTACAACGTTGAAAGCCATAGGGTTGACAGGTGTCTTGAAAAAATTAAAGGGAGCAACAGCAGAGCAATTAGCTGCAATAATCCCGAATGTGCGGGGTATGGCTGGTTTTGCGGCGGCACTAAAGCAAGCCGAAGGTATGGCGAGTGATTTAGATTTGATGCTTCATTCTACTGGATTGACGCAGAAAGCCTTTGCGAAGATGACAGACACTTTAGCCTTTCAACTGAAAAGATTATGGCAGGCTATAAAAATCATCTCCGTAGGTGTCGGAGAAAGATTCAAGAAAAGTATTATTGACTTGACGACTTCCATAATAAAAAACCGCTATGTGATTGAGGACTGGGCGGTTGCTTTTGCCGACAGGATTGTTTTTGTCAGGGATGTTATGTGGAATTTTCTACGATTGATGAAGGTGGACTGGAAAGCAGGGACTGGAGTGGCATTGAATACTGTATTAGAACTCTTCGTCGGCTTCGGGAAATCATTATCTGTGATTATGAAAAATGCTGCTATTGATGCAGCAAATGCCTTTACACAAAACTTTGGTGAAAGTTTGGGCAGGTGGTTAATTGACGTAGGAGGGCCAAAAGGTGTTTTGGGTAAATTATCCCTGCTCTCTCCCGTCATAGCAGCAGGGAGGATAGCAATAATGGAAGCGGGGGCCGGGTTAATGGAGAAGGCGGCAAAGCCTTCTCCCCCGTCCAAAATGAAAGCAGAACTAAAAGCCGTTGCTGATGCTACAATTTCTAATATAAAACGAATTAGCAAAGCTGCCGAGGAAGCTACTGGAATTGACGTTTTAACGGGTCCGCTAAACAAACTCCAATTAAAGGATGCACAAAGACAAATACAGACTTGGTGGCGGAATGTAAGAGAATTTGTTCAGCCGACTATTGATGCGGTTATAGAACTCAAAAATCAAATGTTGCTTGTATTGGGATTTGGCAGGAAAGTCAGCAAACCGGAACCACTACCGAGAACGCCAGCAAAGGGCTTAAGGGGAAGTGCCAACAGAGAATTAAGTGAGGCAGAAAAAACAATTAGACAAATAACAGAAGCAATAGATGAAGAATTATTGATAACCGGCAGACTTAATGAAACCAGGGAGCGCTCGAGGGACTTGGTGAGGTTGCAGATAGCAGCGGAGAAGGCTTTTGGTGCTGAAAGCAAAAAGACAGCAAAGATAATGGATGAGTACCGAAAAAAACTTAAGAGACTGGAACTTATGCAAGATTTAGCTGATATGGCGGAGAGGATGGGCGATTCTTTCGCTAATGCTTTTGAGGATATGGTATTTGAGGCTAAAAAATTCGGGGATGTGATGACAGCCCTTTTGAGAGATATTGCACGTGAGATAATGAGAACGTTTGTTACACAACCTTTAGCACGGGGTATAGCAGGATATATCGGCGGGATGTTTGGAGGCGCTCCAGGTCAAAACATTAAGACTACTCCGGCAGGCGATGTAAATCCGAGAATGGCTAATGTCGCTCATAGCGGTGGTATTGTTGGAGCGGGAATGGCACAGAGAAAAGTGCCGGAAATGGTTTTTTCAAAAGCACCGCGACTGCACGCCGGATTACAACCTGATGAGTTTCCGGCCATATTGCAGAGGGGCGAGACGGTTATATCTAAAAATGATATTGCAACTCAAGAACCGCCAAAAATAATTATTAACAATAATACCGGACAATCAATGGAGCAGGAAAGAGCACCTGAATTTGATGGCGAAAAGTGGGTTGTTAGTATCGTTGCAAAGAATATAAATCAATATGGTTTACTAAGAAATTTAGTACAGGGAGTAAGATAAATTGACAGCTTTCCCGACATTAACGCAAGGGCCGAATGTTTCAGATTTTGAGCAAGAGACAGTCGTTGACCCGACGTTGCGAAGCCAGTTTGAGAACGGTTACCAGTTGACTCGTAATCGTTTCACGGTTGTGCCAAAAAAGTGGCAATTGGTATTTGAGTATTTGACTGATACGGATAAATCTACGCTGGAAACATTTGAAGAAACTACGGCCGGTTTTGGCGGGGCGAGCTTTGATTGGGAAAATACCGAGGATGGGACGACTTATGATGTCAGATTCGCTGAGCCTATCAAGTGGAAGTTTAATCCACTGGATGCGAGAGTTCCTTTGCGGAGATGGAGAGCAGAATTGACCCTTGTTGAGGCCAATCCGACAAGCTGATTATAAAACTTGAAAACATTGATACTTTACTACCTAAATTTATTTTTAGGGGCTTACAGGGCAAACCAGACCCTTATCTATTTTAACAGATACTAAGAAAGGAACTATTATGACTGGTTCGTTAGCACTTTATGCGGAGAACAAAATCTTGGAACATATTGTTGGTAAGACATCTTTTACGATGCCAGCAACTGTATATGTTGCATTGTTTACGGTTGCTCCAACGGGCGAGGATGGCACTGGTGGCACAGAGGCCAGCGCAGGTAACTATGTGCGAAAATCTACAGCAGGTGCAGATTGGGGAGCGGCTGCTGCTGGTGCAATTACCAATGCGGAGGACATCACGTTCGTTGTGGCTTCAGGAACCAACTGGGGCACAATGAACGGCTTTGCTTTGTTTGATGCAGAGTCGGGAGGCAATATGATAGCTTGGGGCGAGATAACTGTGCCAAAGACTGTTGATATTGGTGATACAGCCAAGTTTGAAGCAGGCGACTTAGATATTAGTATAGATTAAACCAAAGGTGCTGTTGTGGCGACCAAGCGTGAATGGTATATAGCTGGTGATGATGCAGAGGAAGATATATATGGCGGCCATTGGACTGCCCAGACTTTCACGATAGGCACTACGGGAGTCAACCAAGCCTTCAACATCACTTCTATAAAGATATTTGGGGATAGGACTCATCCGGATGTAACACCATCAAATATGTACGCTGCGATAAAGGCTGTTGATGGGGATGGGAAACCAACGGGCAATGATTTGTCTACTGGTGTAATAAGTGCAAATGCCTGGCAGACAATTCCGGTATGGCACACAATCAATATGAGCGAGTGTGAGTTAGCTGCTGGAACTCAATATGCTCTTATTTTGAAATCTCCATCCAGTGATTCTTATAATTGTAACGCTTGGCGGTTCGATACGTCTGCAGGCAGTTATGCTGGCGGTAGTAGGCTTTGGTCTAATACCAGCGGAGCAATTTGGGAGATTAAGTCTGGTGATGATATGTTGTTCGAGATTTGGGGCGAGCCTGTTCCGAAATCATTAGCTGGCGAGATTATTATAGGTAGCACTACTGCCGGTGCATTAAAACTTATTAAGACGCTGGTCGGAGAAATTATTGTTGCTGCCGCAACCAGTGGTGGTTTAAGTGTGAATACTCCTTCCTCAGGCTTATCAGCAAATATCATATTGGAGAAAAATAAGTTACAAAGCAAGGCGGCGTGGCTGATATTGTTGGAGATAACCTTGAATGACAGTGGCAGCACGGTGCTGCGTTTTGTTAGGAATTTTGAGGATGTAATTTTCGGGGGCGAAACCTATACGGCGTTTTCATTTGAGATTGAGCCAACAGTGCTGGAAAGCAAGGGCCAGATTCCTACAGTTACGCTTCGAGTTAATAATATAACGCGTTTAATGGAATCTTATTTGCAGGATTTAGACGGGGCGATTGGTTCAGAAGTTAAAATTACTGTGGTTAATTCTGATTATTTGACGGGGGACTACAGTGAACTTGAACTGACTTATGATGTATTGGCTTGCGAGAGCACTGCTCAATGGGTGGTGTTTACTTTAGGCGCACCGAGTCCATTGAGGCAACGGTTTCCGCTGGAAAAGTATTTGGCGTTGCATTGTCATTGGCGTTTTGAAAGTGTTGAGTGTGGTTATGATAATCAAAAATCCATTGAAGGAATAACGCTGCCAAGCGGTTCAGAGGTTTCGGTAGAAATAACAGGACATCCATTTTCTACGGACGACAGCGTTAAATTTGCCGATGTTGGCGGAACTACCAAACTAAACGATTATATCTTTACCATAACAAAGACCGATGCTGATAATTTTACTTTGAATAATACAGATGGTGATGATTTTACGGCGTGGACTTCCGAGGGGACCGCCGGTTTTGCAACTTGCAAGCGGACTTTAGCAGATTGCCGGATTCGAGAAAACGCTACGAGATTCGGAGGGTTTCCTGGTATGCGCTCGGGAGGTGTTAGAATTGCGTAATGTGGACTATACAGATTTGCTTGGCAAACCGTTCAGACTTGGGGGAAGAGGGCCGGATTATTACGACTGTTGGGGTTTGTGTCTTGAGATAGGCAGACGTGTCGGTATTGAATATCCAGCCGATTTTACGCCGGAAGATACCGCAGAACAGGATAAAGCCATTCGTTCAGGATTGGATAAAGATTTTATCAAGTTAGAAAAACCGGAGCCTTATTGTATAGTGACTTTCAAAGTCACACCACCTTTTGTTGACCATTGCGGGATAGTGCTGCCGGACTGTAAGCATTTTTTACATATTATGCGGAGTCATTCGGTAGCAGTGCAACGGTTAGACCACAAAATTTTAGCGAAACGAATTGACGGTTTTTATAAATTGAGAACAGATGCAGATAGTCAAAATCAATAATCCGTTTCAGCGTCAATTGCGGGATGTTGAACTCATCGAATATACAGGGCAAACAATAAAGGATTTGCTCGCGGAGCATCTTCGATGTGTAAAAGAAGAGCACGGTATTGATATATCGTCGCAGGACGCAAAAGATGTTATGCGAATAAGCATCAACGGCTTAATTATCCCCCCTGAATTTTGGTGCTCAACGAAGCCACAACAAAGCGACCAGATAATTTTTATGCCTATTGTCGGCAAAGGGCAAACTGAAAAGCAGATACTTAATATCGCTATACTGATTGTTGTTGTTGCTATTGTCGGCCCTTGGGTGGCAGAAGGATTTTGGGGGGCTGTAGCTGCCGGGACAGTTATTGCTGGAACGGGAGTGTTGCTTAATACTTTGACTCCGCAACCCTCGATGAAAAGCCCTAATATGGAGGATTTTGACGCTTCACAGATTTATGGTTGGAGTCCGCGCACTACGCAAAAGCAGGGAATTATAGTGCCGAAATTTTACGGCAAAAACAAGCTCTATGGTAATGTCATTGCGGTACACACAGAGGTAGATAGTGAAGACGATACACAACAAACCTTAAAAATGCTTGTTTCACTTGGTTCTGGGCCGGTTAAGGGCATTGTAGCTAATTCGATTAAGATAAATGACCAACCGATAGGCAATTTTTCCGATGTTAATACGGAAGAAAAACGGGGTTTAATCGACCAGACTGTAAGTAGTTATTTTGGCGAGACCAAGCCAGAATACAGGCCAATGATAATCGTCGAGAACGGAACGCCACGAACATACGTTACGCCGGATAAAGACTTTGACGATTTGGAGATTGAGTTGTTTTTTGATAAGGGGATTTTTTATGCGAATAACCAGGGGGGATTAAGTGAGCATAGCATCGGTGTGAAAATCGAGATAAGTGTAGCGGATGCTGATAGTTGGTCAACGCTTGTCGAAGATACCATTACAAATAATACGACGAGTCCAATTCGTAAGAGTTATACAACCGGAACAGCTTATACCGGTGGCAGTTCGCCTACGGTTACAAATGGTGATAAATACGATATAAAAGTAACAAAGACCAGCTCCGATGAAACATCGTCGAGATATGGCGACCAGTTAAGACTTGGAAGTGTCAGGGAGGTAATCAATGATGATTTTACTTATCCCAGAACTGCATTACTCGCTATTGAGGCGTTGGCCACAAACCAGCTTTCGGGCGCAATAAATGTTAGTTGTGTTCAAGAAGGAGCAATCGTTCAGACTTATGATGGGGCAAGTTGGTCGATAGAATACTCTACTAATCCGGCTTGGGTGCTTTACGATATTTTGACACAACCTGTTATTAGCGGCGATGGTGATGGGACACCGTATGCAATAGAAAGATACGACGGTATAAATCCGTCAAGGATTGATACCGCTAAGTTTTATGAGCTTGCTGTATGGTGCGACGTTACTGCCGATATTGATGATGGCGAGGGCGGAACGGAAAAGCGCATTACTTTCAATGGCGGATTTGATATAGGCACTACGATGTGGGATGCGGCGTTGAAGGTATGCGAGATAGCACGCTGCATTTTAGTTTGGAGTGGCATTGAGCTTACGCTTGCAATCGATAAGGCGGCTAATCCTGTTCAGATGTTTACGGTTGCTAATATCATAAAGGACAGTTTCAAAGAAACATTTTTACCGCAATCTGAAAGAGCGAGCGAAATTGAGATTCATTACAGAGACGAAAAGCAGGATTTTGAGAGAGTGCCGTTTACGATACTAAGTAGGAATATCGACAATGCAAGCAGTCGAATAACGCTTGAATTGTTCGGGATTACAAAGCAAACAGAGGCTTGGCGGGCAGGCAAATACCGGTTGGCTCAAAACGAACTGTTAAAATCAGTAATTGAATTTACTGTTGATATTGACGCCATCGCCTGCACGATAGGCGATGTGATTTACGTTCAGCACGATGTGCCGGAGTGGGGTGCTGGCGGCCGAGTTGCATCAGGGACAACTTTGTCTATCGTGGTGGACCAAGATTTGGAATATGCAAACGGTTCGACTTATGAGGTTTTGGTTAGAAAAAAAGATGACAAGATAAATGTAAGAACGGCAACAAGCAAATATAATGCTATCACAGGTGTTGACCAGGGACAGAAACAATTTGAGATAAGTGATAATTATGCCAATGAATATATTGAGGGAGATAGTATCAAGATTGTCGATTCAACAGGCAATGATGGTACTTATACGCTGGCTACGGGGGCCGTGCACGATGCTGGGACTACAACAATAACCGTAAATGAGACAATACCGGATGGGACAGTTGATGGTGGGCTATACAATCTGAGGCGTATAGTAGTTAATTCTGTTTTTGTAAATGCTGATGCGGTGGCAGAAGCACCTGACAAAAACGATGTTTATGCTTTTGGCATACAAAATTTAACGGCCAGAGAATATCGAATAGTCGGGCTTCGTAAGACCGCAGAGCAGAGAATAACGATTACTGCGATTGAATACAATGCGTCGATTTATGGCAATGATACAGGAACACCGGAAATTGCCGGCGAGGAAGGAACGCAGCCGCCGGAATCCGGCGGCACTGTGGTTATTGACCCTACTTGGCCTGGTATAGAAGACCGCTACCCGCAGGAAGTAACTATTGGTCCACCAGTTTTAGACGTTCCACAGATAACTGATGTTATTTTTTCTGATGACATTGCAAATAAAAAGGTTACGTGGACAGCCGGTATTTTGACATATAAGGGGGCGGCGTATGCAATATCAGCAGAGGCGACCGGCGATACAAATAAATATATCTATTGGGATGCGAATAATAATCCGACAACTCTACAGACCACAAATACGCTATCTGAGGCGGTAGGGGAACGCAAATTTATTCTGTGTGTTAATAATAATGGTGTGGCTTGGCCGATTGGGATAGGCAGGCCATATTGGGGCGAGATGCTAACCGTTGAAAACCTTGCTGCATTAACCGCTCAATTGGGCGATGTATTAGCTGGCTCTATTACAGGAACGATTATTACTGGTGGAATTTTGAGAACAGCGACAAGTGGTCGCAGAATAAAGATAGATGCTGATGGTATCAAATTGTTGTATGGAGGGTCTGCGGGGAGGATAGGGACTCTGGCTAATGGTGGGAGCGATATTGTGATAGGGGCTGCTATTATAAAAACCATAGCAGATAGTATGGTTTGGGTATCTCCAACAAGTCATAATGACACATCGGGCAAATGGCAAGAAGAGGCCAAGGCCTATGATGGAAATACAGGGACGGGTGCCTTAGGTACTTGTGACCCAATGGAGGGCACGGGCTATCTTGAATTAACACACTCAGCAATTAACTGTGATAAAATTCGATTTTGGGTAAATACAATGGACGCAGGTGCATTGGACGCTGTGCAGGTGTATTATGAAGGCGGCTGGCACGATACCTCATATAGCTATGCCGCCGGTCAATGGGTAGAGGCAACAATTCCGGCAGGGACAAAAAGCGTAACAAAGATAAGATTTAGTGCCAGGAGTGAGGACGAAGAGGAAGGTGGGGGTTTACGCCTTTACGAAGTTGAGTTCAATCAAATTATTCCAGGTATAACGAATGCTGCTCAAGCAGTAATTTCTTGTGATGCCAGTGAATTTGCTGTTGGGAACAAGGTAAAAATAACAGAAGTTGTGGGAATGGAAGAAATAAATTATGCAAATGCCGGTCTATTAGAAATTGTGGATATTGCCGGAGGGAACGATTCTATGACGGTGGATTTTGATTCGAGTGCAAGCGGAGCTTATGTTTCTGGAGGTAAGGCACAGGTTGGAAGTGGTGAGATTATAGGTTCTGGATATTTAGCGTCTATAAATAGTTCAGCAGCCGGCAGGGAGATTCCATTTAGAGTTGAATCGGAACAGACTGTCGCAGATTTTCATTACTTTAATCGAAACAATACGCCGAGCGGTGCTGCTGAAGTTGGTGATACTTGTGTGGTTCAAGGTGTGCATTATACTTGCACGGTTGCTGGTGAACCTGGAACGTGGGTAAAAACAGGAACTCAAACATAAAGGAGATTAAGAAATGATAATCGAGGTCGATATACCGGATGGAAGTAATGAATTGGAAGAACTGCAAGCGGTTGTTGCAAAAGCAAACCTTGAGCATCCTAAAAATCCGATTACAGAAGCTCAATATGTAAATAACATCGTAACTGGTTATTTTCGGAATCGGGTTAAAAATGAATATCTCGGATACGCAAAGAATCAAGACACGGCAGTGTTAAAAGAAAAATTCGGTAGTCTATCGAGCATAAGGAGTAAATGAAATGGCAGCTAATTTTCCAACAAGTTTGGATGATTTTACGAATTACGTTGATGGTACGACAGTTATGGAAGCCGCAATACTAAACAATATGCAGGCTGCAATAGAGGCGATTGAGGCTAAAGTAGGGATTACTGATAGTGCTGTAACTGC